ACCAATTAAAGTTATAGCAATGCCAGTAAAAAAGGTATTATAAAATAACAATAAAAATTTAATAATTTATACAGATGCCGTACTATTCAAAATGAATATACGGTATTTTTTTATTCAAATTTAATGAAATAAAGAAGGAAATAGGTTATGAAGTTAATAGAGTTTTTAGAGAAATATATATATGTTAGTAATGAAGTAAAAAAGAAGGTGATTAAGTGATTTTAGCAATAGATCCAGGGAATATTGAAAGTGGATATGCATTAATAGACAAAAATACCTTGAAACCTTTAGAAATAGGGAAAATAGCCAATGATGATTTATTAAATAAATGTGGAAATGGTGATTTTGGAGAATGTAAGTATATTGCTATCGAAATGATTGCAAGTAATGGAATGCCAGTAGGAAAAACAGTGTTTGATACATGCTTTTGGATAGGAAGATTTTATGACAGGCTGATTTATGAACTTGATATGGAACCAAAGCTTATTTATAGAGAAGATGAAAAGATAAATCTATGTGGAACTAAAAGAGCCAAGGACAGCAATATAATACAGGTATTAGTGGATAGGTTTGCACCTTATACAAGTAACAAGGGTAAAGGTACCAAGAAAGAGCCAGGTTGGTTCTATGGATTTAAGAAAGATATATGGCAGGCATACGCTGTGGGTGTGACTTATTATGATATGTACTTGAAGGAGGGAAGCAATGACTAAATTAACTATGCATACTATTAACGATTTACGAAAATATTATAAGCTAAAAACTAAGAGTATACCTAACCTTCAAAATAAGATAGAATATTTGATTAATCAACTAGAAGGGGTACAAGCTTTAACCTATAGTGATATGCCTACTGGTAGTTGTTCTAAAGTTGATTATAGAAAAGAAAAAATGATTGATGATAAGATATGGGCAGAGAAAAGACTTAATGAAAGTGAAGCTTTTGTAGAATATATGGAAAAGGCTCTTAGTAAGCTTAATAAAACAGATAGAGGATTATTAGTAGAATGTTATGCGAAAGAAAGACATGAAAGGCAGACGGAATACATGATATGTAAGCAACTGAATATATCATCATCAACGTTATACAGAAGAAAAAAAGAAATCATAGAGGAATTCACTGCTGACCTAAATGGGATAGAAGCAATGTAAAGGATATATTTTCTTATCATTCAAGATATAGTAAAATTATAGATATAAGTCGGAGGTGTAATATGGAAAGAGACAATGATTATAAAGAAAGAGTTAAAAATAATGAGTATGGAGTAGAATCAAAAGGATCAGTTATAGATAGAATCTTGAATAATTTATTAGTTTTTGAATTTAGTGAACTAATAAATATAATATTAGTATCACTCGGAATATTATGTCCATTTATACCAATAATCTTTTTATTTAGAAAGGATATAATAATAGAAATTGGGTTTTGGCAAACCTTACTTATAACCGTATTGGCAAACTGTATAGTATTAATTTGGATGTTCATACTGGGGTTAATTAATAATATATTTAAGATAGAGCGATTAGAGTTGAAGGTTAAATTAATATTTAAAATTGTGGATATAATACAAAAAAAGGCAGGTAGAAATTTAGAAGCATATAAAGAAAATGTAAGAAAAGTTAAGGAAGAGTCTACTCTAATAAAAGAAGAAATAAAGGCAATAAAGGAAAATCAGAAATATGAGAAAAAAGATGAAATACAGATAAAACTACAAAAAGCGAAAAAACAAAGTTTTAAAACTAGAATAATCAAGGTAAAATGTAAAATAGGTAATTTTTTAATTAAAATAAATATGAGAAACGCTAAGAAACAATTAAATAAAGTAAATAGTTTAGTTAAGATAGGTTCTAAAAGCAATATATTTTTAGATGCCATTATCTATAATATAATTTTAGGAATATTTGTATTTGGATTAAAAGGTATGGATTATTTTATTAAAATTTGTCCAAGTATAGGTACCTATATAAAAATAAAGTTCACATTTTTGAATGTTACTGCTATGATAATTTCTCTGTATATTTCAATAAGTTTATATTTTATTATTTCAATAATAAGAAGTGTTTTTTATACTAGTGTATTTTCATCAAAAGAAAATAAAAACAATACAGGTGAAGAGAATGAAGAATTGTAAAAATACAATGATATACCTTCTAATATCAATATTAAGAACTAATAAACTATCTTTGATAGAAAAATGATAGTTTTCTGAAAGTGAAAAACTGGTTTTTATATGCTTTAATAGTATTAAGCAATAAGCCGTTAGGGAGTAAATCCTTAGCGGTTTTATTATTTCATGGAGATATAACCCTAATGGTAAGGGAGCAACTTGCTAAGTTGTTAGTAATCGAGTAATCGGTGTATAGGTTCAAGTCCTATTATCTCCGCCATTCCCCATAAACCCCAATGTAAAAGGCACTTATAGAAATGTAGGTGTCTTATATTGTTATGTTTTAGGAAGTATTGTAAAATATTTATAGGGAGGGGATAATATGAAGAATGAAATAGAGGAGATAAAAAGTAAAAGTAAGGAAATACAAATAGATTATAAGGAAATTACAAATTCAAAAGAGAAAGATACTGTATTTGATACGATTATCAATGAAGCAATTAATTTTGAGTTTAAAAATGTAAATAATATTATATTATTAGTTATAAATTGTATTATGCCAAGTACTTTAATACTATTTCTAGAAAAGAGAGAGCTTTTTATAAAAATAGAATTTCCTAAACTTATATTACTGGTGATTTCTATAAATTTAATATTACTATATTCACTTGCACTCATTAGATATTTATCAGGAAATTTTTATAAAGATGTGGTTATATTAAAGGCTCTTTTTTCTAATTTTAGATTTAATATAGAATATATTAAATTACATAAAATCATAAAAAAAATAGAATTTTTAGAATTACGAGGGAAAAATATTGATAATGCATTAAAAAAAGGGAAAATTCACATTAATAGAGAAGAAAATTTAATTAATAAAGCAGAACAATATATAAAGCAATATGATAATTACAGCAATAAGTCTAGTATAAATAAATGTTTTGAGGATGTTTTGTTTATGAATATTATAATAAGCTTTGGTATAGTATGTATTAAAGTTATGATATATATATTTGATATGCACTTAATGAATAAATATTGGATAATTCTACCCTGTAGTATATATTTCTTAATGAATATTACCGTGATTATAAAATTAATAGTAGGGATGTTTGCTAGTTTATTTTCAAACATTCTATCTATATTTAATAAAATATTAAGTAAAAGAATAAAAACTAATATATAAAAGAACTCTATTAATTTAGGGTTCTTTTTATTTTATAGAAAGTGAGGTGGCATTATGGCCAAGCTAACATCAAAACAAAAGACATTTTGTGATGAGTATTTAATTGACTTAAATGCCACACAAGCGGCAATAAGGGCAGGATATAGTCCAGATAGTGCGAAGGAGATAGGTTGCGAAAACTTAACTAAACCTAACATACGCACATATATAGACAAAGAAATAGCTAATAGATCTAAAAGAACTGGAATAAACCAAGATAGAGTAATAAGAGAGCTTGCAAGAATAGCATTTGTTAATGCTAATGATGTTATAAACATGGATGAAGCGACACTAAAAGTAGATGCAACCGAAGATGATACTGCTACAATTGCATCAGTAAAGGTTAAAACTATACCAACTAAAGAGGGAGAAGGTGTTGAAAGAGAAATAAGGCTTGCTGATAAACTTAAAGCCTTGGAGCTCTTAGGTAAACACCTTGGTATGTTTAAGGATAAGCTAGAGATAGAGGGAAAAGTTCCAGTTCAGATAGTAGATGATATAGATGATTAAGGTTAAGTTAAAGAGTATAATAGCTTCAAGTTTTTATGAAGTGCATAAAGATATTAAAAAAGGACTTCACACTCACTACTGGTTTAAAGGTGGTAGAGGTAGTACGAAGTCCTCTTTTATTTCTATTGAAATTGTCTTAGGAATAATGAAGGATGCACAGCAAGGTATTATGTCTAATGCATTAGTACTAAGAAGAGTAAAGGATACTCTATCAGAATCAGTAAGAGACCAGATAAAATGGGCAATAGATACGTTAGGTGTAAGTGATGAATGGCATGTACCAGAAGCAAAGCTAACAATAACATATAAGCCTACTGGACAAGTAATAAGATTTAAAGGTGCTGATAATCCTAAGAAAGTTAAGTCTACTAAAGTACCTAAGGGATACATTAAGTATCTTTGGTATGAAGAGGTTGACGAGTTTGAAAGCAAGAATAAAATAGATACAATTAATCAATCTATTTTAAGAGGTGGACCTAAATTCTGTGTATTCTATTCATTTAACCCTCCTGAAAGTCAAAGGAATTGGTGTAACCAGGAAGTAGTAGAGAAGAGAAAAGATAAATATATACATCATAGTGATTATAGAAGTGTTCCTAAAGAATGGCTAGGTGAGCAGTTCATAATTGAAGCAGAACATATGAAGAAGGTTAACCCAACTAAATATGAACATGATTACTTAGGAGCAGTTACAGGAACTGGTGGAGAGGTATTTAGAAACTTAACTATAAGAGAAATATCAGATGAAGAAATAAAGATATTTGATAGATTAAAGAATGGATTAGACTTTGGTTATGCTGCTGATCCATTAGCCTATATGTTAATGCATTATGATAAGACAAGAAAGAGATTATATATATTTGGTGAAGTTTATAAGGTTCAACTAAGCAATAGTAAATCAGTAGAAGAAATAAAGAAGTTAAATCCACTTAATAAAAGAGTTACTGCAGATAGTGCAGAGCCTAGAACAATATCAGAGTTTAAAAAATTAGGATTAAATATTATAGGTGCAAAGAAAGGACCAGACTCAGTAGAGCATGGTCTTAAATTTTTGTCTGAAGAAATAGAAGAAATAATAATAGATCCAGTAAGATGCCCTAATGCAAAAAGAGAATTTGTAGGGTATGAGATAGAGAAAGATAAAGAAGGTAATTTAAAGGGAGAATATCCGGATAAGAATAATCATACTATTGATGCTGTTAGATATGGTATGGAGGATGAAATAAATGATAGAAGGCTGAAAGTTAAGAGTAAAGCAAAGATAGGATTAAGGTAGGTGAAATAGTGATGGCAATTTTAAAAGACCATGATTTATTAAATGAAGATGGAAGTATTCCAGATGAATTACTAGCAAAGTGCATATCTAATCATAGCGCAATGCTGGATAGGTATAATCTTTTAAATAAATATTATGATGGAGAACATAAGATATTAGAGAGAACACTATCAAGTGATTCATTGCCTAATAATAAAATAGTAGCGAATCATGCTGAATATATTACTGACATGGCTACTGGATATGTATTTGGTACACCAATAACTTATAGTGGTGATAGTGCTGATGAACTAAATGATATCTTCACTGAGATAGATGAAGATAGTCATAATAATGAATTAGCACAAGACATGAGTATTATGGGAATAGGATATGAATTGTTATTTATGAATGATGATGAAATACCTTATCCAGAATTAGCAGTATGCAGCCCTTTAAATAGTTTCTTAGTGTGTGATACAACAGTAAAACAAAAGCCTTTATTTGGAGTAACTTACTTTGAAAAAAGAGATATTGATGATCAGTTAAAAGGGTATGATATTAATATTTATACTGAAGATAAGATATATCATTATTTTACACAAGATATAAAGAGTAAGGCGTTTGAATTAAAGGATGAAGAAGAACATTATTTTAATGGAATACCTCTTATTGAGTATAGAAATAATAAGAAACTTAGAGGTGACTTTGAAGGAGTTATTACTCTAATAGATGCTTATAACCTTTTACAATCTGATAGGATAAATGATAAGGAACAGGTTGTTGATGCATTACTTGCAGTTATAGGTGCTTCATTAGGTGATGATGAAGAGGAAAAAATTAAAACAGGAAGGCTACTTAAAGAATTAAAGATTATAGAGCTTGATGAAGGTGGAGATGCTAAGTGGTTAGTTAAAAATCTTAATGAAACTGAAATAGAAGTACTTAAGAAGTCACTTAAAGATGATATACATGAGTTTTCAAAAGTTCCATGTCTTACTGATGAAAACTTTGTAGGTAATGCATCAGGCATAGCTATGAAGTACAAGTTGCTAGGCTTTGAACAGCTAGGAAAAACAAAAGAAAGATACTTTAAACAAGGATTAAGACAAAGATTAAAGCTTATGTCTAATATAGAGAACATAAGAGCTAAGAATATTGATTCTAGTAATATAGATATAGCTATGAAGAGAAGTCTTCCAGTAGATGATGAACTTATGGCTAGAATAGCACAAGAAACAGAAGGCTTTATTAGTTGGGAAACTAGAGTAAAAAGATTTGATGGTGAAATAGATATCGAAGAGGAAAGAAAGCGTCTTGATGAAGAAAATAAAAAGAAAGTAGAGCAGCAACAAGAGGCCTTTGGTAGTTATGACTTTAAAAATACTAATCCAGAAGATGGTGAGGTAGATGAAGAAGAGAAGTAATGCTTATTGGAAAAAAAGATCTAACTTAAGAATGGAAAGCTATCATAAGTCTAGTGATGAAACTATTCATAGAATAAATAATGCTTATGATAAGGCTCTAGAGGATATTAATAAAGACATCAATAAGATATTCTTTAAGTTACAGAGCGACAGTGGATTAAGCATAGCAGAAACAAAAGGATTACTTAATAGTAAAATACCTAATAAAGAGTTAGATAGCATTAGGGCCAGAATACACGGAATACAAGATAAAGAATTGAAAAGGTATATGATGGCCCAATTAAATGCAAATGCTTATAAAGCTAGAATAACAAGATTAGAAGCATTAAAAGAGAGTATTTATATTAATACTAAATTAGCAGCAGATGCAGAAATAAATAAAAGTACTAAATTATATACAGATAATATAGAGAAAGCCTATTACACAAACCTATTTGATATTCAGAAAGGATTAGGTGTAGGCTTTAATGTTGCTCAAATGCCATTAGGAACAATACAAGAGATACTTAAGAATAAGTGGAGTGGGAAACACTATAGTAAGCGTATATGGCATAATACAGATGTATTAGCAGAGAAATTAGAAGAAGTAATAACAAGTGGTTTAATGAGTGGTAAAAGCTCTAGGAGAATGGCACAAGAGTTACAAGACATGACTGACTATGAGAAATTTGCTTGTGAGAGAATTATAAGAACAGAGACTACTTATATAACAAATGCAGCAGAAGTTGAAAGCTATAAAGAATGTGGGATAAATAAAGTAATATTTATTGCTACATTAGATTTAAGAACATCTAGTATCTGTAGAAGTATGGACGGTAAAATTATAAAAGTAGATAAGTTAAGAACAGGAAGTAATTTACCTCCATTACATCCATACTGTAGAAGTACAACAAGAGCATACTTTAAGAATATGGAAAGACTACAAAGAAGAGCAAGGGACCCAGAGACAGGTAAAACCTATACAGTACATGGAGATATGAAGTATCAAGAATGGTATGATAAGTTTGTAGTTGATAAGTATGGCAAAGATAAAAAGACAATAGGATCTAATAAAGAGGATTACGAGTCAATAATAGAAAAGTGTACTAGCATAGAAGATTTAAATAAAAAAGGTACAAAATTATTAGAAAAGAATAATATTAAGGTTGTGTTTGAAGATAAGCATAATATCGAGGTAGCAAAAGAACAATTAGTGGAATTTATAAAACTTAAAAATAAATATAATACTGATACTATTTATTCAATTGGAAGTGACAAGTTTGGAACAACACTTCAAGGTAGATTCTTAAGGATAGGAGATGATACAGGAGGTATTATTCAGGTAAAGAATAAAAAGATGTATACAACACCGGAATCTTACGAGAAGCAATTAAAAGGATTCGGCGTTAGTTTTAATGCAGTAGTTGATTCGAAAAATGCAAATAAGGCTATTATAAATCATGAATTTGCTCATGGATTTGGTGTTTACAAACAAAGAAAAATAAGTCCAGAAAAGAATGAATTTTGGAAAGAAATGAGGAGTATCCATAGAGAATACAATAAAGCTGTAAGAGAAGGTAAAATTAATCCAATTTCACAATATGCAAGTCAAGATATAGATGAATTTATGGCAGAAGCTTTTGAAAGTGCAAGGCTAAATAGCAATCCTAATGAATATTCAATAAAAGTGTTAAAACGCGCTATATTGTGACAGCCTACACTAATTTTAGGTATAATCCTGACCCTGCTTTCAATAAAGTAATCCCAACGATTTATTGGAATAAAAACAATATGCAGTCACGACGCGTAAAACGCTTCACTGTTGGAGCGCATTTAATTGTTAAACATTTTGGCTATACTCACCATGGTATTTATGCCGGGCGTGGTCGTGTGATTCATTATTCTGGTTTTGCCCATCTATTTAAAAAACATCCTATCGAAATGACCTCACTCAAGAACTTTTCTCATGGCAAGAAAATTTCTGTACGCCACTATGAAGCTCCAAAA